GATCGACTGTGTCTGCATCCATGCCGCACCAATAGCATTCACGCCCATCTCTTGTGAGTATGCGTAGGCGTATCTTCTTCCACTGTGCGCTGTTGCTCTTACGCTGTGAGTGCAGGCTCATCAGAACCATCCCTTGCGCTCATGGAATGCCCATGCCTTGCATGATGTCTGATAACGATTCGTGATGTATTTGAGTGTCTGATCGATCTGTCTATATGGATCAAGATTGCGATACCACTGGGATCTCATCTGACCTAACCCAAAGTGTGAGCCATTGCGAGCATCTGGATTCCATCTGGATTCTTTTGTGATGATCTTGACAAAGCAATGATATTGATTCCAATCAAGAATCCTTGAATGTGCATATAGCTTCAAATAGTCAGCCTGTGTTGCAGCTTGTACGGGTTGCATCTGTATTGCTACAGAGCCTATCCCAAGGCATAGCCCTAGCAATAGCGTCATTCCTCGCTGCGAGCTACGCCCGCACACGGGCTCTCGCGAGAGCATGAAGCGTACCGACCTAGTCAAATACATTGCAAGATTGTGGATAACTTGAGCGCGTTTCCTGCGTGTCGTCCACAGGTTATCCACAGGCTTCACTTATCTCCACCCCAGCCCCTACCCTTGAAATGCACCGGATTGGCTGTGTAGATCCTCGCCATTGGAATAGTACATCCATCGCAATATGGCACACGATCAAGATCATCACCGATTGGCCGATTGATTGTCTTTGTAGCTGCACAAACTTCGCATCGATAGTCATATTCAGCCACACGCATCACCTCGATCCATGACGCCCATGACGCCGCATCCAAGACACTGGACGAGCACTTTGCCATCGCCTAGCTGCACATCGTCCATCTTGACGCCATGATTGGTGATTTTCTTTTCGACCCTACATTGGAAGCGCAGCATCTCCATGAGAGCTCCTTTTCAGATTCTCGATTGGATGTAAATTGTACTGCTCGACCCAAAATGACGGCTTTTCGCGTCTCTTCCAGCGTTGATCTTTGGCGATCGATACCGGAATCCATCCCTTTATTTCATAGACTGGCGATCTGCCTGTGACCAGCACAGCGATGTCAGTATTGCGATCGCTCTCACTGATGATCAATGCGCCTGAGTCGTATTTCGTCCACTTGACTTCTAGCCTTGATCCGACATCAGCTTGTGTCTTGAATGTGTTGATCGTTGGCTCGAATTTGTCATTGCCAAAGTATCGAGCGACAACCATTTCTGCACAGATTGATTCTGCTATCTGGCAGACATATTCATGGAATGACAGACTTTTGTCGTACCTCGATGAATGATCTGGACGGCCATCAATGGCCTTGATTCTTTCAATTGCTACATATAGCGATTTGAGCATCTCATCGTAAGAGACTTTCATCTTCACTTGCAGAGCTCGCAGTACCACAGCTCCGGTGATCCCATGACTGTGTCATATCGACCGCCATCAAATCGCTTGAATGTCTCGCATCGATCGCACCACTCAATCTTTGGTGAATCGACTTGATCTTTGATCACTGAGCCATCTTCCATGAATCGTGTGCGCTCGCCCGTGGCAATCTTTATCATCTCCATGTCGGCCATCACTCTTGCACCTTCCATTTTCCATCTGCGCTGAGGTTGTACCAAATTGCTGGACATTGATTTGCCTTGACCTTTTCAATGCAGACATGTCCTCGATATGGCTTGCCCGTCTTTGGACTTGTGCCTTCTTTAAGTAGGCGATGCCCATGTTTACAGATCGGAGCTTCTCCAATGAGCTCACCGCCAAGCTGTGAAGCGATCTCGTCGATGGTGCTCCCAGCTGTGGCAAATCCGTCCTCGCTGAATGGCTTGCTCCATGGATCATCTTCGATCTTGTCCACAAAGGCTTTTGGAAGCGTCTCGACTTGCTCCATGTTTTGCTTTGTAGGCCTTGTCTCTGATCCGAGCAATAACCCTGCACAGCGTCCGATTGCCGATGTGACTGTATCTTCGACGAACCATCGCTTCATGCTGGGATTGTAAGATTCAACTCGTCCGAATGCGTAGTCGATTGCTGATGGCTTTTCATCTTCATACTCACGAAAGATCCGGCACTCGATGAGAATGTATCCAGCCTGTGCATTGAAATCGACGATCGATGTCTCAACGCGATTTGTCGGGAATGTGCTGTGCAGTCTTTTGATGCGAGCTGCGACATCTTCATATCCATCCAAGAATCCGGCCATTTATTTGACCGCCTTTGTCTTGCCCATTGCCATGCCGACAGATCGGCCATGATGGTATCCGACCGACTTGCCATCCCTGTATCCCATCGAATACAAAAGAGTGGAGATTGCCAGCTGTGCGAGTACCGCAAAGCCGATGATTTGCTCAATTGCCATTTGTTGCTCCCGATTCTGTTAGGGGAGCAAGCCCTGCATTTCGCCTGACCCGTGGCAAGGCTCGCTCCCAAGTAAGAGCATGAAGCAAGACTCTGACAAGGTCAAGAATCCTGCGTGTTCTTCGGCGTGTCCTCGATTGGCTTTTGCCTGTCTTTCAATCCATTTGATGCCAAGACTGATCCAAGTGCGCCAGTCAAGAAAATTGTCAGAGTCGAGAGAAGCTCGATGAATGCTCGATCATTCGGAGCTTGATCGCCAAGCGGCTGAGTGACAAAGATCAGCGCGTAAAGCATCCCAGCGACAGAGAATGCAAAAGTGAGCGCAAGACATACCCCGATGAATACGATCAGCCGAGCTTTAAGCTGCTCATTTGTCAGTCTTCTTTGATGTGAAGCCACTGGGATCCTCTCCAAATATGTCTTCAGTACATGTTCCCTGAGCCTTACATTGCGGCGGATTGCATTGAGGCTTCTTCCAGTTTTCAAATTCTTGGCACTCATAGCGCGTCCATCCCTGATAACCACATGCCGACAGCCCCAGCGAAAGCGATAACCCTAGAGCTGCCGACAGTAGTCTCCGAGTCACTTCCCCAATAACCCGAAAGCCTGATCCTTTGGATTGAGCCAGCGCAGGATCACCGGTGCGACAGCGGCTGCGCCTGCCATTGCAAGTGTCTTTGGATCTGTCTCGCCTGCCATGTAAAGCGCGAGAGCTGCAGCGAAAAATGAGCGCGCCCATGATGCTGCCATTGCTTTCATTTTTTCCATGTTTTCTTCTCCTTTGTTGGCGTTGCCGCCTTCTTTGGTGTTGGCATTTCTACCGATGGGAATTCGCCTTTGTACGGCACATATTTCGGACGGCCAAATCCGACAACCTCTTTGCCGATGGTGCGCTGCTTTACCATGACCATGCCGCCATTGCGCTGATCGCCTGTGCCGGATGTGTTGCCTTCAATCGTCGTGATTGTCTTGCCGTCGATGCCGACGACTATCCCGATGTGACTGATGCGATCGACGCCGTCATGTGGAAAATCCATAAATGCAAGATCGCCAATGGCAGGCACTTCATGCCAGCGGCCAATTTCCTTGAATTTATGAGCTCCGACAGCTGTGCTCACGACTGAATGCACCTTGACGCCAGCCTGTGCCAGCACCCAATTGCAGAATGATCCGCACCACGGCAATCCATTGGCTTTTGTAAATTCTCCAAATTTCGTGATGTTGTCCGGTGTCTCCACATAGCCGATTTCGCTCTTAGCAATCTCGATCGCATGTGCAGCTGTAGCCTTTGGGTAACTCATCCGATGATTGCTTTCACTTCATCATCTGTCAGACCAAGAGCTGAAAGCTTGGCGACTGCCGAGGCTTTGAGCGCAATTCTTGATTCTTCCTCAGCTTCAATCATTGCTCTGACTTCATCCCAAAGATTGTCCAAAGTCGCCTTTGTTGGCTTTGGTGTATCTGATAGCCATGTAAGTCCAGCATAATCATCGCCGTCCATTGTCCATTCTTGACTTGCATATTTTTTGGTTAGAATTTGAGAATAGTCAATTGTCATGCGCCGATCTCCATAACTGTGATTGTTGAAATTCCGCGAGGATAGACAGAATTGTCGTCGTCCGTTAAGCTGCGATTGATACAAAGTGTCGTTTCTCCAGCTGTTGTTCGGCCTTGCATTTTGTAAGTCGTTGCACTTGTCGTCGCTGGGCTGTCAATAAATTGCAAAGCGTAATTTGTCATCAAATAATTAGCTGCTGGGCCGCCTTGTGCTGTTGTGCGTGTTCGACCACCTGCTGAATCGCCTTGTGCAATAGCCGTTGCTCCTCTTAAAAGTTGCAAATAAGCCTGTCCAGTACCTGATGCGATCGAATAATTGACGCTTAAAAATACAAGGATTCTGTGGCTTGCAGATGATGGTGTGATGCTTACTGATAAATCTGTAATATCCACAAGGCTTGTGCTTGTTGTTGTAAATGTGTTCGTTTTCGCTGTGGTTACAACTTGCAAAATTTTGCCACCACCAGCGGCGGCTGCCCATTTCACTCCATAAGTTTCCGATGAATCCGCCGTCAAGACAAAATTATTTGATCCAATTGGTAATCTTGCAGGCGTATCCGCTGACGCGCCGACGATGAGATCGCCCTTTGCGTCAATAATTGCATTTTGGATCGCATTTGTGTCGTCTGTCGTGACCCAAGTGAAATCCATGTCAGTATTTGATGCCTTTGACAAGACTTGTCCAGTCGTGCCACCTTCAAGATCGGCCATTGATGTGTCAATTGCTTGGCCAAGTGTTCGGATGGCAGCTGCGCCATCCTTGACCAAATCGGTATCGTCTGGGGTTTCCCAGCCAAAATTGGTTGTCGTTGCCATATTGTCTCCTTATGCCACAATCGTGGCTTCATTCCAGTCAAGTGTATTTGATAAGGAATTCCAAGTCTCGGCAACACTCACTGTGTTCCATCGAGCGGCTTGCAAGCTGTAGGCCGTAGGTGAGACAGTCAATGTGATTGCCAGCCCGTTATATGACGCGCTAAATGTCCAGCCTTCGACAAAGCCTTGAAAGCGTCCATTGCCAATGTTGGCAGGCAAATCAGTGATGTCGATCGGTAAGCCCATGAAAACATTGAGCAATGCGTCTCGATCGCTGTCATCAATTTCGGGATTGCCTAGCGGAAAAGTAATTGAGCGGAATTGCGGCTGAGGATTGGCTCGAATCGCCAAATAGAAATCGGCCTGATCTTGTGCGTCGGCAGCATGCTCAAGTGTTGTCTTTATGTCTTGCGCTTGGTAGCCATAAAGCGCGATCGATGCCGCATCACTAGCTGATTTCTTTTGATTGTTTTTATACTCAATTGTGACCGAGTTGCGAATATCTCCAGACTTCAATGATGTCTTGATGCCGCTGGCCAGCGCAGTATTGCC